TTCGTGACATTCAGGGACGCCGAGGTATCTTTGATTACCGCGTGGTCTGCGATACGACCAACAACACTGGTGAAGTCATTGACAGCAATCGATTCATTGGTGATATCTACATCAAGCCAGCACGTTCCATCAACTTTATTCTGTTGAACTTCGTGGCGGTTCGTACCGGGGTCTCATTCGATGAAGTAGTCGGTAAATTCTAAGACAACACCAGATACGTAAGGTTAGTCACAAAAAGGAGAGTAACTCATGGCTTTCAATGTCAGCGAATTCCGATCACAAATGCAGGGGGACGGCGCGCGCCCAAACCTGTTCGAGGTTCAACTCATATTCCCTACCTTCATCAATCCTGGGAATGCGAACAAGAAGATTACCTTTATGTGTAAGACCGCATCCCTTCCAGGGTCGACCATCGGCCATGTGCCGGTGTTCTACTTTGGTCGTGAAACAAAACTTGCAGGAAATCGCACATTCCCTGAATGGACGCTCTCCATCATTAACGATGAAGATTTTTCTGTCCGTAATGCGTTTGAAAAATGGATGAACGGCATCAACCGACAAGTCTCTAACGTCCGGGATGCGTGGGCCGGGAATTCCTTAGGGTATACCACCAGTGGAACCGTCATACAATATGGCAAAACCGGGGATACCCTCAAGACCTATGTCTTTCAAGGTCTCTTCCCTGTGGACGTTTCTCAGATCGATGTGGACTGGGGCAGCAACGATACGATTGAAGAATTCAGTGTCACCCTGGCCTATCAATATTTCACTTCCACAGCAAAAGACAACACCGTTATCGTTTAATGGAACGGCGGGGGACCGAAAGGTCCCCTCGTCATTTTTTGTGACTATATAATGATCCATTCATCTACACTGAAGGTGGTATTGTAATGGCATGGAATTTATTTGGGTACTCCCTGGGGAAAACCCCCGATGTTACGCAGGTCGAAAATCCTAGTAAGCAGAACCTCGTCATTCCTCAAGAGAAGATTGACGATGGGGCGATTACGATTACCCAAGGCGCCTACTATGGCACCTATGTGGACTTGGAAGGTTCTGTTCGCAATGAACTGGAACTGATTACTCGCTACCGTGAAATGTCTCTGCACCCCGAATGCGCCGAAGCTATCGAAGAAATCATCACCGAAGCCGTCACCCAAGACGAGGATGGTGAGATTGTTGATATCAACCTCGATAAACTCCTGGTGCCGGCCTCCATCAAGAAAAAGATCACTGAAGGATTCGACCGAATCAAATCCATGTTGTCATTCCAGGACCTGGGGGAAGACCTCTTCAAACGCTGGTATGTCGATGGTCGTTTGTATTTCCAGGTGGTGGTTGACAAGGAAAAGCCCAAGGATGGGGTCCTTGAACTCCGTTATATTGATCCCCGCAAGATCCGCAAGGTCCGGGAAATCCTCAAGGATCGTGACCCCAAGACGGGTGTGGAATTCATCAAGGCCATCTCAGAATACTATGTCTATAATGATCGGGGTCTGACCGCACAATCCTACACAGCATCGGTCAATCAGGGTACGCGTATTGCCACTGACTCTATCGTGTTTGTGCCATCAGGCCTCTTGGATGCCAAGTCCACGATGGTCATTGGTTGGCTCCACAAGTCTATCAAGGCCTTGAACAACCTTCGCATGGTCGAAGATGCCGTGGTGATCTATCGCCTCTCTCGCGCCCCCGAACGCCGCATATTCTATATCGATGTCGGCACACTTCCCAAACTCAAAGCCGAACAGTACCTCAAGGACATTATGTCCAAGTACCGCAATAAACTCGTCTATGACGCCAGCACTGGTGAATTGCGGGATGAGCGTAAGCACATGTCGATGCTGGAAGACTTCTGGCTCCCACGGCGCGAAGGCTCCAAGGGCACCGAAATCACCACCTTGCCTGGCGGCGAAAACCTGGGGAAGATGGAAGATGTGGAATACTTCCAGAAGAAACTCTACAAGTCCTTGAATGTCCCGATTGGCCGCTTGGATACCCAGTCAGCCGGCGGTGGCATCGTGGGCCTGGGGCGTGTCGCTGAAATTACCCGCGATGAAGTCAAGTTCAACAAGTTCATCCAACGGCTCCGTAACAAGTTTGCACGGTTGTTCGATGAAGCCTTGAAACAGCATATGGTCTTGACTGGGGTCTGCTCGGTCGAAGAATGGGCCACCTTCCGCGAAGACATCTCCTATGATTTTAAGTCTGACAATAACTTCTCCGAACTCCGTGATGCTGAACTCCTCCGTGAGCGCGTGACCCTACTCATGCAGGTGCAGCCATTCATTGGTACCTACTATTCCAATGCCTGGGTCAAGCGTCATGTGCTCCATCAGTCGGATGAATTGATTAAAACGATTGGGGATGAAATTGATGATGAAACCAAGAGTGGTGAATTGCCACTGTCGATTCCGGGTCTGACCCCTGATGCGGCTGGTGGACCAGGTGGGACCCCAGGCGGTGATGGTGGTGATGCTGGGATGCCGCCGGCCCAGCCACCCCAGGACAACACCGTAGACTCTCAGGAACAGCCCACAGAGAGTTTGACGCCAGGGTTAGATAAGGCCGTGGATCAGCAATTTGCCAGTAAACGCAGATAAGAAACGCATAAATAGGCAGAGAAACGAGACACAACAAGGAGATTCTCATGAACGAACAATCTGGTGCCATTGGAGATATGATTACCTTGGTTGCAGGAGGCCAACAGGCCGAAGCGACCCCAGTGCTTCACGACCTCCTGGGTGCGCGTATTATGGATGCCTTGCAGAGTCACAAGCAGGAAATTGCTCAGACCTTGTTTGCCCCAGGCACCGACGCCTTGGCAGAAGAATCCGAACAGTTGGACGAATTGAGCAGGGCGACTCTTGGCTCTTACATTCAGTCAAGGACTCATGACTTACGTTCATCTGGTGCTGCCTGGGGCGCTAGAGGACAGTGGCCAAAGGAAACAAAGGACAGGGCTGAGGCGATATCTGTAGCAAAGAAAGAGGGCGACAAAATACAAGCTGGAATCAAGTTGGCGGCAAAGAAATTGTCCAAGGAAGAATCCGAACAGTTGGATGAAATCTCCAAGGCCACCGCGTTGTCTGTGAGCGACAAACGCAACAAGAAGGGACAGGCGCTTTTTAACGCCTCAACTCGTTCAAGTGATCCTCTGACCAAGAAGGTATTGGGAAACCGTTCCATCACGATGTTTACCAAGGCCAACAAGGCCGAGAATTATGCCCATAAGAAGAAAGACTAATGAAAGAATTCGAGGCACTCCGAACAGAACTCCAGGAAGGCATTGAGGACCTTACAGAGTCACCAATGCTCATGCCCCCGAACATTCTGATCCTCCGCAGGCAGACAGTTCGACAGTATCCTGGTGGGCTCATGGTCGCCCTGTATTTCAATGAGAAGTTGAATCAATATTTCTCGATTCCCTATGGTGTACCAGGTGTGGATTCTACGATTACACCATCGGTCGTGAAGGAAGACGCCAAAGAAGATGCCGCCATCAAGGCCTTGATCGATAAGCCCGCACGAACCGAAGAAGAACAGAAAGAGTATGAACATCAAAAGGATCTTGCACGGTTCAGGCAGAGAAATGCGAGATCGTCCCGCGGTGGTGCGAGTGCAGGCCTACAGCGCAGTCAACATAGTCGTGGGCACCTGAACGAAGAACCTCAAGTGTTTCAGAATGGGAAGTGGGTACAAGATTTCAAAAACCATGTGTATCGCGCCGCCCCAGACTTGAGAGGTCAAATTGATTGGGAACATGTGGATCGTTTACATGCCAAAGGGCACACCCCAAAAACTGCCGCACGCCATTATGTGGGCCCACGGAAATTATCCGAAGAAAATAAACTCATCAAGCCGGAAGATGAATTCCTCAAGCGTGGTGGACTGGAGAAGGATCTTGATAAGAATCAGCCTAAAAAGCATGCCGTTGGTGATGAAGTACGGTATCGCCTGGGTAGCGAAGGGCATCTGAGAGTGGGCAAAGTTCAACAGGTGATGCCTGAGCATTTGATCGTGAAGCGCGACGGGTCGCATTACAAGGTCCACAAAGACACCGTGGTGCACAATTCACGTACCGGGTATACCCGTGAAGAGTTGAACGAAGACAATACCATCATCAAGCCAGAGGAATTATTTCACCAACCTAAGAATTCCAAGTATCGTGTCGGTGATAAGGTCTCCTATACGATGGCATCAGGCAATCAGCATAAGCGCGGGAAGATCGTTCAAGTCGGTGTCAATCATGTGGTCGTGCATCGCAAGGAACCGGGTGGTGGCAAGTATGGCTATCATTACAGGGTACCCCATGATGCGATTGTCCATCATGAACGCATGGGCGAGTCAGTAGAGTTGAACGAAATCTCAATCCCTGTGGCCAAGAAGGCCTATCATACCAGACAGAACCGCGGCGTTGATGCCATGAACAAGGGTGACTATAAGACTGCCCTACCACAGTTCCATAAGGCCCTGAAGACTCAGCGGCTGCTCTCAAAGAAGTATGAACGAGAAGATAAGGGAGAGACGGTCAAGGAAGAAGTCATCCAGGAAGATGCCATCAGTCATCTCAAGAAAGTCGTGGCCTTCAAGACCTCAACACCGTTATACCACAAAGATGGTACCCAGACGAAAATTGATCCACAGACGGCCAATGCCCTCTTGACGGTCCATGCGGCCTTGCACCCTGATAATAAGCAGAAGTTTGCTGATTCATTGGAGCATTCCAAGCCTCAGTTCGCCAAGATGTTGGATTTCGCCTGGAAACAGGTTAAATAATGAACGCCGTGGCGCTGATCGCTGAAGGACGATTCGTAGACGCCGGCACCATTATTCGGGACGCCTTGAACAAGATTGTTGAGAAAAAGTTATCGGTGCTACGCAAGGTCATCGGGGAAGTGGTGATCGCCGAAGGTAATCGTATGAAGCAGGGTCGCACGGTCCTGATTCGTCGAAGAATCCGTAGGGGAAAAGTTCAGAGGAATATCAGGAAGTCGGCCGTCAAGGGATTTACTCTGCGCCGTGGGAAGATCACCAGAATACCAGTTGCCAAGCGCATCCATATGCGAATTGTGCAGAGGCGTGCCAGTCGAAAGCGCAAGGCCCACATGGCCCAGACACTCAGGAAGCGAAAATTGTCCATGCGGAAGCGCAAGGCATTAGGAATTAAATAAGGAGTTATCATGCCAGATATTACCAACAGACTCAAAGGCACCTCAGTCATTCGTTTGTTTGAAACAGGTGCCGTCACGATCAACTTGTCACAACTGGCCGTCTCTGTTGGTGGAAATGCCAACACCGAGAACGTCTATGCGGCCACAATTTCCTCACTCCGCTGGTCCCTGCATCCTTCAACAGGTGTATTAGTGGTCTCGCGTCAGAACGTCGGTGGAGCCGTCAACACCCTAGGTACCTTCTACGGTACCGGGCACTGGCCTAATGACGATCACAACTTTGCCGGGCAGAATACTGCTACAGGTAACATCATCTTGAATATGACGACCGCAGGAGTCGCCGAGTTGGTTATCAAGAAGATCGCCGATTATAACGTCCAGACGCAAAGCATATAAGGAACGAATCATGAAACTGATAAGAGAGTCCGTCGAGGATGTCAAAATCCTCACAGAAGCCGACGAAAAGACAGGCAAGAAGTCCTTCTATATTGAAGGGATCTTCATCCAGACGGAAATGCCGAACAAGAACCGCCGTCAGTATTGCTTTGAGTCAATGAACAAAGAGACTCAACGATACCACAATGTCTATATCAAGGAAAATCGTGCCTTTGGTGAATTGGGGCACCCTGATACACCCACGATCAACCTTGAGCGTGTCAGTCACATGATTAAGGAACTCAAGGCCGAAGGCAAGAATTTCTATGGCAAAGCCAAGATCCTTGAGACCCCTTATGGTAAGATCGTGCAATCCCTGCTTGAAGAGGGCGCTAAGATTGCCGTCTCAACCCGTGGCCTCGGAACCCTGGTCCGTGGGTCCAATGGGATTGATCTAGTCCAGGACGATTATCAATTGGCCACAGCGGCCGATATTGTCGCCGACCCCTCGGCTCCTGATGCCTTTGTGCAGGGTATCATGGAAGGCCGCGAGTGGGTGATTGTCGATGGACGTTACACCGAGCAAGATGTAGCGATGGCCAAGCAGGTCATCTCGAAAACATCAAGCCGACAACTCCATGAGGCCGCCGTGCGCTTGTTCTCAGGTTTTATGCGTAAATTGTAATGTTCTCATGTTTGTAATCTACAAACATTAAGAGGGGCACACCTCCATGGAACAAGGGTAAGATAGGAGTACAGGTAGCGTGGAATAAGGGCAGTAAATACCAGGAAGTATAAATAATCATCACACAAGGAGATTACATATGAGTCGCACATTACTCGAAGCCGCAGCCGATATTCTGAAGTCCAGTGCCTCAGGCGCCCCTAAGATGGGTCCTCAGAAACTTGCAGGTTCTGAGATCCAGGAACTTGGTGGGGATGTCCCAACCAAGCATTCCACTTCCAAGTTGGAAGGCGGTGGATCACAGGCCACAGCACCAGGGAAAGCCCCATCGTCAGACACCAAAGCCCCTGCACAGAAGTTGGCCGGGTCTGAGGCTGAGACCATCGATCCTTCCGAAGAAGGTGAAGGTGACGAGGAACAAGAAGAAAAAGAAGATCAGATCGAAAAGGGTCTCAGGACCGCTGGTTTGACCGAAGAAGCAGAAGAAGCCGCATGGAAGCAAGAACTCTCTGAGGATGTGGAAGCCATTCTGTCCTCTGAGACT